TACAGATGTCTCTGTAGAAGGTAGAAATTCAAATATCGGTGTAATCGAGAGTATTACAGTTGACACACAATTAAATATCTCTTCATTAAGTAATACTGTATACCATGCGCATCAATCTAACGGTGAATTTAGTGTTGGAGATTATATTTACTCAGCTAATGTTTATGTTAATAGTATTTTTATTGCCTCAGCTGGTTCATTATATGATAACGCAGATACGGTTACTCTATCTGGTAACGCTACCGGTACTCTAATTACAACTAATACAGGTGGTATTTCAGCAATTGAATTAACATCAGCAGGCGCTGACTATGCTGGCCAGGCAACTATTACAATTAATACCTCTACTGGCTCCGGAGCTAATGTTTATGCAATAATGAATGCAGAAGGTGCTGGAGCACAAGCATATATTAAATCACAGAATGCGACAAACATTATAATTTATGATGGTTCTAACGGCTCATTTAGTACATCCGATATTATTACAAACAGAGGTGTTAATGCTTTTGCGACGGTATCTGGTTTTGGTGCACTAGGTGGTACAGGATATGACCCAACTGATACAATTACTATTTCAGGTGGAAGCCCTGAGTTAAACGCTACCGCTACACTAAATGTTCAAAGTAACTCTATTGTAAGTATTAATGTTACAGATCCAGGTAATGGGTATGATGATATACCGACCTTTACTATTACAACAAGTTCAGGTACTGGTGCTAATTTATCTATTAATGTAGATTTTGGAATTGGGTTTACTAAATCACCACAAGCGGATGATACTACAATCCTTAATGACGCTTTTAGTTTCCTTACTGCCAATATTGGCGAGATTATTTCCTTCTCTGGAATTAATCCAGGCGCTGGTTATTCTCTTACTCCTGTACCTATTATAAGAAATAATTACATTGCAGCCTTTAATAGACGTGATTTTATAGTGACAATTGACAACCTGCAGGGATTCTATCAGACAGGCGAAAGACTCACTCAGACCGTGGATCTCCCAGGGTATGATATAGTATATTCAAGTATTAGTAATACAGTTGCTGTTACTCCAGGTGAAGGTGTGAGACAAAATAATACTTTGGCTACTGGTGTAGTTGAGTCAGTAAACTCTACTGTATTAAACCTTAAAGATACAGTTGGAGCATTTGATGATACAGCTGACATTATAACCCTTTCAACTAATGCTACTATCACGCCCGCATCGAGCGGTGTTGCTCAGAGTAATGGTACTAGTATTGCTACTGGTACATTAAAATCAAAAGTAAATAATGGTGATGGTACTTTTGATCTTAAGATTAGAAGATTAAGCTTTGGTCAGTCATTTATTTCTGGCGCATCTTTAGCAGGTATCACTTCTGGAGCAAATTCTAATATTATAAATGTTGTTCAAGACCCAGATAGCCTTCCTATTGGATTTAATGCTGTTGTTACTGCAAATGTACAAACTGCTAACGGAGTAGCCACTGAGGTAGAGGTTATTAACTCAGGGTATGGATATCAACCTAATACAACTCTTAATCTCGTTATGAGTAACTCACAGTTTATATCGAGCGGTAAAGCAATTGTTGAGAAACAGGGTGTTGGTCCAGGTAGATGGATATCTAGTGAATCATTCTTAAATGATACATCTAAGATACAAGATAGTAATTATTATCAAGAGTATTCCTATGTTGTAAAGACAGGCTCAGCATTAGATAAATACTCAAGTATACTAAAAGAAATGTTGCATGTTGCTGGGTTTAAATTGTTTGGTGAAGTTATTAAGACTAGAGAGATATTTGCGCTTAATGTTGATGTCACCGATGGGGATGAAGCAAATACACAACACCATGTTACTGTAGCTAACACGTATGAGAGCTGGATGAATTAATGTCACACTATATTGTACCTAAAAACTTTGATATCTTTGTAGCCGAGCAGTTCGTTGAATCACTTACTGAACCCGCTAATAATTTGCTGTACATGTTTTACGGCAATCACTTGCCGTTTGAAAATGATAATAATCCACCCAAACCACTCAATTCCATATCTGGGACTTTCCATGATGTATATGACAACATGATCGGTGGTAAGAAAGTTAGAGCCCAAGATCTTGCTCATGTTGTACCGAAGTATATTTGGGAATCTGGTACAATTTATGATGAATATGATAATAAAACTGAAAATCTATTTACTAAAAAATTCTATGTAGCTGTCAAAGAAGGTTCATATTATAATGTATTTAAATGTCTAGACAATAATAAAAGAAGCAGGTCAACTCAGAGTCCGCTTAAGTCTGAATTTGTACAAGGGGATGAAATTTATACTACAGTTACTGACGGCTATCAGTGGAAGTATATGTATTCTGTGTCTGAAGCTACATGGGATCAATTTACAACTGAAGATTTTATGCCAGTAGTGGCAAATAGTGCAGTAAGTTCTTCTGCTATTGACGGTGCTATCTATAAAATTAGTATTGATAGTGCCGGTCAAGATTATAGTTCTTATGCCGAAGGATTTATAACTGATACAAACATTGGTGGTGATGATAAAGTTATAGAAGTATCTGGCACAACTAGTTTAGTGTTAACTACGGTAAATGCAAGTAACACTTTTACCAAAGAAGAGATTACAACCTCTTTTCTCGAAGCAATTTTAATATCTGATGGCGGGCTAGGGTTTAGTAATACAGATACAATTAATATTACTGGCGGGTCACCAACCGTACCAGCTACAGCTACACTATCTACTAACTCTACTGGCGGTATTACTGGTATTAATTTAACTAATAAGGGCAAGTCATATCAAGAAACGCCAACTATCACAGTTACTAGCTCTACTAATACTGCTGCAGCGATCTTAACAGGTAGAATTAAGTCATCAACAGCTATAGTTTCGAACGTAGATGGTAATACAATTACAATTACGTCCGTTGAAGGCTCAATTACAGAAGCAGATGAAATTACTGGTGCGCAGTCTAACGCTGTTGCTAATATTAGTAATGTCGTAAGAGTCGGTGACTTACTCTCACCTAATAGTGACTTTTATAAAGGATCAACGTTTTACATTGATCACGGAACCGGTGCTGGTCAGTTTGCTACTATCGATGATTATATTGTTACATCGCAAGCTAAGAGAATAATTCTCAATACTAGTTTCGCAACACCATTGGCTGATGACTCACATTTTATTATTAGTCCTAAAGTAGAGATTGTTGGTGATGGCACTGGCGCTGCTGCTCTTGCAAGAGTTAATAAAGTACTTAATGCTAATAATATTGCCAACGTTCAAATGCTTTCCATTGGATCAGGTTATACATACGCTGATATTAGTATTACAGGCAACTCAGGATTTGTAACTAACGCGTCTTCTAACAGTTATTTACAGACTAGCGCTAATGCTAGAGCTATCCTTTCTCCTTGTGACGGGCATGGGTTTGATGCAAAAAGAGAGTTATTTGCTAACAGAGTTGGTATAAGCGTAACCTTTGCTAATACAGGCGGCGGTGTAATCTCTGCAAATAATGATTACAGGCAGGTTGGTATTTTAAGAGATCCAAAATTTGCAAATGGTGTATTAACAATATCATCTTCAGACACGGCGGCTATATCTGGTGAAACAATCACCGGTACCAATTCATTGGCTACAGCATACGTATACAGTGCTTCTGCAACAGAGCTATTAGTTAGTAATATTGTAGGGTATTTTGAAACATCAGAAAACATAACAGGCTCAGCTGGAGCAAATGTTGTTATAAGTACAGTAGATCAGCCAACAACCTACTTCAGACAGACATATAAATATACAGGTGAAGTAACCACAGCACAAGGATTAGAAGAGGATGAGCTTATTACTCAAGGCGAGTCTCAATCAAATGCTAAAGTTCTAATACCATTGGAGTCAGGTACTGGTACATTTGAAGTAACAAACCAAAGAAATACATTTCTTCTGTCTGATAGTGCTACTAATACTGATAAATATATTAACGGACAGACTTCAGAGGCACAGGTTAAACTAACAAGTACATCTCTACCACAAGTAGTGGACGGTACTGGTGAAGTACTATATCTTGAGAATTTTACACCAGTAAATAGAGACAATAACCAGTCGGAAACATTTAGAATAATTATTGAGTTCTAGGACAGAATATGGCAACTTTAGATACAGATTTTAATATTAATCCTTATTACGACGACTATGATCCGGATAAGCAATTTTCGCGAATCCTTTTCAAGCCGTCTGTTGCTGTACAAGCGCGTGAGTTAACTCAGCTGCAGACAATACTACAGGAACAGATTCGTAGATTTGGTAATAATATTTACAAAGAAGGTACAATCGTCGACGGTTGTGGGTTTTCTTATAATGATAGTTATAACTACGTTAAGGTTAAAGATATTGATGCCAATGGTGTACAGCTATCAACGAGCTTAACAGTTGGCCACGAGGCGCGCGGTACGGTAACCGGAGTTAAAGGTATTGTTAATAATGCAATAGCTGGACTAGTAAGTCAAGAGCCAAACCTTAACACTCTCTATATTGATTACTTTACTACAGGTACATCTGGCGAGAAGGTATTTAGTGCAACTGAAAATATTGAAATCTTTGATACTGCTAACACTCTTGTAGCCACTGTAACAGCAGCTGGCTCAATTGTTAATAATGCAATCGGTCAAGGCTTTGCAGTAACCTGTTCAGAAGGTGTTGTATTCTCAAAAGGTCATTTTTTAAGCGTTGATAAGTCATTTGTAGTAGTTTCGAAGTATAACGATACACCTGATATGGTTTCTGTTGGATTCTCAGTAGATGAAACCATTATTACATCAGATGCAGATAGTACACTACTAGATAATGCAGCTGGGTTTAATAATGAAACTGCCCCAGGTGCAGATAGATTACAATTATCCCCATTCTTAGTTGCTATTCCGACTGGCGATGCTATTGCTAATGCCAACTTTATGTCCATTATGGATTTTCAAGCTGGCCTACCAGTAATGCGGAAGACTACAACTCAGTATAATGAAATTGCCCAGGAAATGGCAAAGAGAACAAATGAAGAGAGCGGTAGTTATACAGTTCGTACCAATGAGCTTAACATTGAATCACCTGCTAACGTAAATGCGTATAATACTGCCGCTAACACGACAGCAGCAAATTCTACCAATCAGTTTGAATTAACTATTGGACCTGGTTTACATTATGTTAACGGTCATCGCGCTGAGCATTTTAATACTTCTAGAATTCAAATACCAAGAGCTATTGCTAACGCTGCCATTGAAGATGTTTCAATCAGTACGTCTCTAGGTCAGTATGTTTCAGTAAAGGAATATATTGGCAACTTTGATGGACATCAAGGCTCAACAGTTGATCTTTATGACACTGTTCAGACTGCAATTACTGATACAGACACGCCGTCGGCAGCTGCTACAGGCACTAAAATTGGTGAAGCTAGAGTTAGAAGTGTTGAATTTGATAATGATGGTATACCCGGCCAAGCAGAAGCCGTATATAAGGTATATTTATTTGATATTGATATGAATGAAGGTGCTGATTTTAAGAAAGTGCGTTCGTTACATAAAGCATCTAGCGGAGCAGCTGATGTTGTACTCTCTAATGGTAATGCAGTAATACAAGAGAGAAACCTCAGTACTGCAATTTATCAGCTACCAAAAAGTGGATTAAAAGCTGCTATAGATTGTAATTATGAATATAGAACAAGCCAGACGACTGCTAACTTAACAACTAATTCAGTTACTATATCTGCTACTAATACACAATTCCCCTACTCAGGTACTCTTTCCAGAGATGAGAAGCGTGAATTTGTTCTTATTGCTAATAAAACTCAAGGCGGTCTAAGAAACGGTCAGCCTGTTAATACAGATGATGTTGATATTACTGTAGGTGGTGTTAATAATACAGAAGCAACAATTACTATAACAGGTGCTGTATCCGGTGTGTATACAGGTACTTTTGATGTTATTCATAACGTCAGAGCAACAAATAAGTTACCTCTATCGAAAACTTTAGATACAGCATTTATTAAAGTTGATACATCTAATAATGCCGCTACTACGCTTGGCCCGTTCTCAACAGGACTAACTGACGTTAAAGAGATTGTAAGTGTTAAGTTAGGTAGCGCATCTTGGGATTATTTAGATAATAGTTATACAGATGTAACAAGCAGCTTTATTCTTAATAAAAACTGTTATGATAACTTCTATGGTATTTCAACATTAACTAAAAGACCATCGCTTACTATAGCTGCTAACTCAAAGCTATTGATTGAAGTAAAGTCATTTAAATCAGAAACTAGAACAGGCGGTAAGGGATTTTATACTATATCAAGCTACAAGGATAGTGATGGAACAACATCATTAAATCCAGGCGATATTCCAGTCTATACAAGTGAAACAACAGGTAATAGATATGATCTGAGAAATGTAGTAGATTTTAGACCTGCAGTTGCTAATACAGGTGCTTATTCTAATACAGTTACTTCTGCTACTATTAATCCAGTCTCAACTGAAAGCTTTAGTGGTGGTGATCTTGTAATCTCAGCGCCTAATAAATTGTTTAGTTGTGATATAGAGTATTACCTACCAAGAGTCGATAGATTAATTATTACAGAGGCTGGGTACTTGCAAGTTAAGCATGGTACACCATCTTCTAGCCCGTTACCACCTCCTGGTAGCCCGAACTCTCTGTCGCTCGGTCTTATTAATATACCTCCTTTTCCTTCACTTACACCAGTTGAAGCTTCAACAAAAGAGAGACGTAATGAATCAATTGCTATAATTCAAGAAAATACAGCCCGATATACAATGAAAGATATCGGAGCAATTGATAAAAGACTTAAGAGACTAGAGTATTACACTGCATTAAATGCTCTTGAGACGAAAACAGCTGATATGACTATTACTGATGAAGACGGTAATGATAGGTTTAAGTCAGGTATTCTTGTTGATCCATGTACAGATTTAAATATCGCTGATACGACTAGCGGTGAGTTGAGAATTGGTAAAGATACAAGCGGTACAATGTTTGTTCCTAGCTTTAAACATAGATTTATTAATCTTAAAATTGCTAATACAGTAGGCTGTATAGTATTTGAGGATAATCAAGTAGTAATGCCTAACGCGCAAGAGCATCTTATTATTGATCAGCCAATTGCAACAGATAATAGATTCTGTACAGAGAACTTCTACAGATTTAATGGAGTTGTTAAAATTGACCCGTCATATGATGGCGGTTACTCAGAGGATAAAATACCATCTAAGCCGATCGTAATTGATACAGCTAGTGGTATAAATGAATTGTTTGATACGTTCTCTGATACATTCCCTCTTGTTAAAGTCGATAAGCTAGCACACCTTGGTACAGAAACTGAAGTAACTTATAGTAATACACAAGTAAGTGATGGTACAGTTGATATTGAGCGCCAATCAAGCTGGTCATATAATGGACAGACCTATAGTGGTAATACTTACTGGTATAACAATCGCGACTACGAGCAGACAATTACTACAGAAACTAAGACTGTTACTACTACAGATAGTTATGAAGCAATTATTACAGAAGCCAAGACGGGTGTTGAGTCACAAGATCATAAGTTAGGTGACTTTGTTAAAGATATTCAGTTTAATCCGTTTATGAGACCGCAGCGTATAAATATTGTTGCCTCAGGGCTAAGACCAAATACTAATCACTTTTTCTTCTTTGATGAAAAATCAATTAATAATGATATTCGCCGTGGTACTCCTTATGCTAAGAAAGCACAGAGACGATGGAATAATGATAATCCAAGGGACATTGTTCAGATCGGTATTAAAGTAGGTAGTAGTGGTGTTAAGACAGATAGAAAAGGGCGTTTATGGGCTGTATTTAACATGCCTGGTGATACATATAATGTGGGTGATCGCCAGTTGATTATTATGGATGAGAATGATATTACTAAAAAAGATCAATCAACATCCAAATGTCAAACAACTTACAGTGCGTTTAACTATTCAGTAGAGAAAACTGATCTTACTATTGCAACACGTACTCCAAAGTTTGATATTTCAGTAAGAAATGATACACATAAAGAAGTAACAGTTGAATCATCTGATTATATTAAAGAGATTGAAACAACATGGAGTTATGATAATTACTGGAGTAACAATACATACGAATATACAACTACCCAAACTTATAATGACGCAGATAATTCTATTACGTATGATTACGAGTACAATTATGGTGCAAACTCAAGTTATAAACATACAACCACGACTACTGGGTCTACAGTTAATGGTATTGGCGGCTTAAATAATAACAGTAACTATAATGGTTACTATGGTGGTTATTATCGTTATTGGGGTGGCGGTCTCGGATACCTCGGCACCTTCAGCTTATAATTAGGACATAACAAATGGCAATTAATTTTACTAAACCATCTAGCTTTACTGGGCAATTCTCTTCTTTAAAGAGTCTTGATGATCCGGTAGCACAAACTTTTGAAATATCAAAAGACCACTGCCCTGATTCTGACGGCTGCTACATTACGAGCATTGCTGTACATTTTGCAGCGAAAGATCCTAATTTTGGTATTAACTTTGACTTAAGAACTGTTGAAGCTGGGATGCCGACTAGAACAGTATTACCATTCAGCCAGGTGCATTATGATAATATTTTTGTAAATACATCTGTTGATGGCTCTGCAGTAACTATGGTATATTTCAAGGCGCCTGTTTATGTAAAGGCTGGTCGTAAGTATGCATTCACTATTAGACCAGACGGTCAAGTTCCAACATATAAAGTGTTTATATCTAAATTGGGTAATGCTGATCTAAGAACTGGAGAAATTGTTACATCTAACTGGGGCGAAGGAGCCTTCTTTACTTCTGCTTCACAGGCTTGGACGCCTATTTCCGGTGTCGATTTAAAATTTAGAGTTTATAGAGCTCAATTTGATCTTAGTATAGATCCGCAAGTTACACTTGTTAATGACGATTATGAGTTCCTAACAGTGCAAACTTCAACCGGTACATTTCAAGAAGATGAAGAGTTGTATAAACTCCCAGCATCATTTAATACAGGTAATGTAAGTACTACTTTACCATTAGTTACAGATAATGCTGACGCTAATACAGTTAACGCACAAGCAACAGGTGTTTCTACTGCGTTTAATAATAGTTATTCACCAGGCGATAGTATTGTTATTAGAAGCCGTGCTAACAGCTCCATAGCTGATGTAGTAACTGTTGATTCAGTAGAATCAAACACTGCACTTACTATTAGAGGCGGTTTTAAAATTGGTGTAAATGATGGTGAAGCTGCACTAACACCAACCGCACTAGTCAAAAGCTTTGATCCAGCTGCCGGTGATCTTACTCTTATTGCATCTACTGCTAGTAACAGTACGCATAAGTTTGAAGCCGGTGATACTGTTATCGGTACTGAATCAGGCGCTACCGCGACTATTACAACAGTCGATAATAGAATTGTAAGCTACTACTTACCACACATTTATAAAACTACTCCATCGAGAACAAGAGTTGAGTCTTCTGCTGTGTTTAGAAATAGTGCGAACACTCAAACAACGAATAAAACTATTGCCTTTGGAA